TCCCAAGTATTAAAAACTAATCTTCCTGAATCTAAAATTATTTGAGCTCCACTGTATTGATTAGGAGATACAGGAGGAGTAAATGAAGAATCTTTATAACTAGTGTAATCTTCTCTAGATATATTAATAGGAATTTGTTGAGTACTAGTTAAATAAATAGATGATAAGTCTGTTTTTATATCTTCAATAATAGGAATATACCCTTGATCAGTTATATCATTTCCTGTTTTTGGATCAATTAAAGAACTTCCTTGTCCGTTTCTAATTATAATTATAGGATCTCCATTTGATCCTACATTTGGTGTAGACCAACTATTAGGTATTAAAGAATCACCAGTTGTAATTGTACTTCCAAAACGTATAGAATTACCCCATCTACCTTCATACATAATATCTCCTTCAAAAGGTAATAAAGGATGAATATTTGATTTTTCTTTAAAAGTTTTCCCTAAATTAATAGTTATAGGTTTATCAGAAGGAATATTAACACTTCCAGCCTCAATTTGATTATAATTTTTATTTTGTGAAGGAGAAGTTTCTCTTATATTAAAAGAATAACCATTGTGATGAGGATGATTCCATACATTTATAGGTACAACATAATAATTTTTATATTTAGCAGCTAAAATAGGTGAATTTTCTTCAAAATCTTCAACATTTGATGAAAAAGCAGATAAAATAATAACTATTTCTTGTATAAGAGGAAAATTTTTAATATTTGAAAATAATGGATATGCTATTGGATAATTTTGAGAATTATAATTAGGAAAATCAGCTGAATCAAATTCTATGGCTCCTAAAGCATTCCAATCTCCTAATTCTTTAAATCTTGGATGGGTATCATCTAATACAATACTAATAACTCTAGCTGATGAAATATTTCCTAGATTATTTTTATTTGTACCTGTTAATTGAGGATTAAAACTATTATTTAATCCTGCCCATCCATAATTTAAACTTCTTCCCATTTATTCTTTATTAGAATTTAAATTATCATGGATTTTATTTATTTCTCCTAGTAATTGAGCTTTTTCTTCATCAGAAATAGTAAAACCATCACTACTATTTACATTATCATTATTTAAACAACGTTGTATAATAGTCGCCATTTTGATAAGTTGTTCATCATTTTTAACACCTATTTCAAGATATTCTTTAATTAATGGTACAACTAAAGTAGCATCACCAATATCATCAATTAAAGGTTTTAATTCTTCAATTAAAGCTGATATTTGTTTTTCTTTTTTCTTTTGGTTAGTATATATTTCTTGGAATAAATCTTTAAGTTTTTTATCACCAAAAATATCAGAATCTAAACTACTCATGGGATTATATATATTTATTTGTTATAAATACCCAATTTATTGAAATTTTATATATCCATTTTCTAGATAAAAAATATAGCCGTTTTTATATATTAAATGTAATTTATCAGCTATTTTAGTAATTTTAGGAGTTTTAGCATCTATCATTTCTCTAATGTAAATATAAAGTGCTTTTTTATTAAATACTTCTAAACTATCACGTTTCCTAAATAATTCAAGAATAGCATCAGCTATTTTAGCATCTTGTTCTTTAGGGAAAATCTTAAAAATATTTGAAGTACAATGTTCTACATAAAGATCTGTAAAGAAAGCTATTTTATCATTATGAGATAATTTATCACTAGGAGAATTATTCTCTTCAATAACATAAGAATGTCCACTGTCTTCCTCTAAAGTCATAATAGGTACTGAGCTGACTCTTTTTTTATAATTTTTTTCATTGTATAAAATAAGCCAACGTTTAACTATAGTTCCAAAATATGAGTAAGCTTTAGTACCTTTAGAAGGATCAAATAAATGGATTTTACTAAGTAAAAATGTTATGATTTCATGTTGTAAATCTTCTATATTTTCAACCTCAGTATAATAAAATTTAAAAGTGTGAATTATATTTTGTGTTAATTTAAAGAAAGCATAATGTATTCTTTCATTATAAATTTTACTTTTTTCAGCAGGATCTAAGCTTAAATTGTAAGCAACTATAGCATCTTCAGTATCTTGGGTGAAGTAATTTTTACTCATAAATGTTATTTAACTTTAAAATTATTTAATTGATCCTGGAGGTATTTTAATTGTTGAAAGAAAAATCCTACTTCATCATCACTTTCAAATGAACCTTTACGGTCTACTTCTTTAAGTTTTTTCTCAGAAAATTCAATAGTGTTAGATAAATTAACAATATAATTCTCATATGATTTAATAATGTCCTCACATTTTTCATTCTTCTTTAAGAGATTATAACTAGTATAAGAAAGAAGAATTACAAGAACAGATAATACAGATATAATAGTTATCATAGTTTTAAATATAAAAAGGTCGTAAGAAATTCTTACAACCTTTATTTGTTAATATTATTTTTTAGTCTTTAAAAAAATCATTCATTGCATTTTTTAAACCTTCACTTTTTATATTATTTAAAGCTTTAGTTTTAACAGATGTTTTCTTTGAGGACTTATCCAATGTAGTGACTTTCTTTTGGGTATCCAAGTTTTGATTAAAAAGTTTTGGAAACCATTCACGTTCAAACTCAATTCGAGCAGCCATAAAATCTGCTTGTTGGAGAATAAATATTAATGAAGTACGGGGTTTAGTCTCGGGCATCCAAGTCATTAGATAAGGTTTATTTGCTTCATCATATAAACCATCGTGTAATTTAATAGCTAACATTTCGTTTTTACTATATTCAATTCCATGACTGGTAAGTAAATATAAACCACGATCAGGAACAGACATAAACTCTAAACGATCATTAAATTTATAATCTTCACCTAATTTTTCTTTTCTCCATTGGTCTGTTTGAGGAATATATGATTCATTTTTTTCATCACCCATTTTACCTAAGTCATGATTAAGAGCTGAGAATACTAATTCTTCTGTTGTGTAATTTTGATGTACACCAAACTCATTCCATACTTCATTAAGCCTAAGAGCAGCTTGAATAACACGATTAACATGCTCAATATATCCACCGGGAAAAGCGTTATGATATTCTTTTTTATGAGCGGCAGGCATAAGCATTATACGCTCTGCATATTTCTCATAGAAGTTCTTTAAAGCAGTTTTACGTGGTTCTGAAATGTATTTATCAATATAGGATAAAAATTCATTCCAATTATCTTGGATTTGTTCTGCTGTAAGATTCATATTTTATCTAGGGATTGAAGTATTTAATTCTGCTCCTGTGATAGGTTCTGATTCGATATAGGTTCGAATCTGATCAACTTGTTCTCTGAGATTTTCAATTGTTTCATAACAATTATCTCTATTTCCCTGATTAAGGAAAGTAATCAATTTATTTAAATTAGAGTCAATACTGTCTAATTTTCTCAATGTTGCTTCTCTGTTTCTCATAGATTTATTTTTTAGTTTATTCCTTATCCCCCGTTATCCCATTCGGGCTCATTCTTCCGTTTCTCTTAGTACTCTTATTTCCTTGAAACCCGTAGAAATAATATATGTAAGAAAATCTAGGAATCCAAATCTGAGGCTAAAAATTCTTTAGCCTTATCTTCAATTTTTTTAAGTAAAGCACATTTCTCATATTCCTCTAAAGCCTCGAAAAAACAAATGCTTTCCTCCAAGTTAGAAACTAATTTATCATCGGCTTTAAGTTTGATGCACTCAATATGAAAGTTATTATTAAGGTTTATATACTTAATATAATCCCAAGCTTTTCTAAACATTAATTCCTCTCCAGCCTTTTCAAGTTCCTCAATATCAAAATCTGGGGATATATTTTTAAAGGTTTTAGCAGTATATTTCTTAAAAAATAAATGGTTACTAATAATTTTATTAAAACCACTAATCCAAAAAAGAGGATGTTCAGAAAAATCTACCAATAATGAAGATTCATCATTAGAGAAGTTTTCCTCATTTTCATTGTTAAATAAATTAAATATACTATCCAAATTCATGTTAGTAGAGAAATTGCCTCATACTATTATAAATATGAGGCAAATCCTAAGCTATTACTGTGTAACCGTAGCTGTAGCTTCAGTTGTCTCAACAGTAGAAACAGTAGTGTCAGTAGTGACAGCGGTTACAGTGTCTACAGCTTCAGTAGAGGTAGCAGTTTCAGTAGATGAAGTGCAAGAAGCAAACATAGCTACCATAGTAAATAAAATAAATACTTTTTTCATTTTTTTAGATTTAAATAATTTTTTAATTTAATATTAATATAATATAACTATTTTAGATTTCAAAATTTTTTTATAAATTCATCAATCTTTCTTCTAAGATAATTTAATTGATCCATAACTATAATGTTGGTAATAATATTAACTACCAAAAGCACAATTATAAACAACTTCCCTATCTCCATACGTATATACTTATCTATTATTATGGGTATAATAAGTTTCGTATGTGTTATCAACAGGACGCTTTCTAGGTTTAAATTTCATCCATTGTAACCATTCTTTAAGGGCCAAATAATTTTGGCGAGGACTGTTTTTTGACATAATTTTTTTAATTTGAGGTTATACGTTGTTTAAGATTTTTTCTTATTGTTGGATGAACAGCAGGGTGAGCTATAACTGTTCGTTTAGTTATACGTGTGTCTTTCTTAAAACGTGATTTAGAAAAACTTCGCATAACTTTAGATTGGTGTCTTGTACTATATTCAACTGAGGAACAAGAACTTAAAAATATACTGAGTATAATAAACATAA